AGCCTTCACCCATCTTCATATCTGCTATTGCAGCAAAAGATTTTCCTGCGTCAACAGCAAAACCTAATAATGCAAATAAAGTTTGTGATGGTTCTTTGTATGGTAGTGGTAACAAAGATTCTTTTATTGATTGTCCAGTTACATCTACATCTCTAAACTCACCTGGTTGTAAAGGTTCATCGTGATCACGTATACGCATACCACGTGCTTTAAAACCTGCTGGTAGATTGGCAAGAGTACCTGCATCAATTAATTGTCGCAAAACACTTGTTGCAGTTCTTGACAACCCACCTAACATGTGGATTAAGCCAAATCCATAAAAGCCTAACCCTGGGAGGAACTTAAAATGTACAAAGTATTGTTTCTTTTTAAAATTAGGATCATTTGGTTCATAGTTTCTTCTAATAGATAATATTGTAGAAGAATATTGATCTATTGTAACAATGTAAGGAAGTTTGATACCGGATGTGTCTTCAAAATCTGGCACATCTGCATCAACATGCATTTCTAAAATAACATGTTCATCATTTTCGCCTGTAGAATTTGCACCATCTAATTCATCTATTTTTTCTTCAACATCATCAGCAGTGCTAACTGATCCTGAAGTAATTGGTACATCACGATAAAAACCTGACACTTGTAATTTTCTTAATTCGTTTGATGACATCTTTACAACGTGTGTTATTCTTTCTGATTGTTCTAAATCTGTAGCTGCATAATTAATTACACAGTCTTCACTAGATACAAACTTTGCAACACAACGTTTTAGTATTTGATCATAGTAAACTTTTTTAAATGCAGAACCTGATAGTGGTAAATAAAATAACAGTTGGTCCATCTCAGGATCAAACTCTTCCATTACATTTAAAATGTAATAGTTCATGTATTCTTTTACACGTTCTGCTTGTTGTTCTACCATTGGTGATGCTTCACCAATTATTTGTGTACGTACGGGGCCGCTTGGGGGGAGGAGTTCCTTATAAGCTTGGGCTTGAAACTGCGTAACAGATTCAGCTAGTAAAGGATGTACGACCCCTGACGCACCTTCGAAAGGTTGTGTTCGGTCTTCGTATTTAAAGCCTAACATATCGAGCCCTTTGATATAGGTATCTTCCCAATCTTTACGTGACTCTTTATCACCTTCGAAATCGCCTACCAAGTCTGAAGCAAACTTGGTTAAATTATTTTCATCAATGTATTCTGCTAAGTTTGCATCGAATGGAATTTGTGATTGATCAATTGGTTGTTCGCCAGCAACCTCTGCACTTCCATCTTCTTGTATTTCAAAACCATCAAAGGTTACACTTTTTTCAAACTGTATTTCTTCACCCAATGGTTCAATGTCCAATGCTTTTTCAACAGCGTCCATTGCTTTCTCTATTTGATTCTTTGATTTATCTGCCATTTACTATTCCACCTTTTGCGTATGCTGAGAATGTATCTCGCACGTTAGGATTATCTTTTAAATTTAACATTTTGACTTGCCCAAAAACTCTTCCCTTATCATCTCTTATAACAGTATTTAATAAATTTGCACCTGTTTTTTTAGATGTCTCTTTTAGTGCACCATTAAGAATAGGGCCGTATGCAGCAATATTACCTTGGTAATCCCTGCCACCAGGTGACAAGTTACGGTTTTTAATTGCAGGGTTTGCAAAAGCAACGCCGTCAAAATTACCATCTTTGGCCATACGCACTAAATACTTAGCAACAAACTCCATGTACTCTTTGGATGATTGAAATGGGCCCATGGCAATATCGCCACCTTGCTTACCTTCTTTAGTCATAGATTCTGCAATTATAACTCTAATTTTCTCACGTTCTTGTTGTAATTTAGGTAGTGCAGGTGATCTAGGATTTGTAGCCAATAAATTTTCTATTTTAAGATTAATTAAATCTAATTGTTGTTTATTTGCTGCTAATTCTGGTGGAGGCGGCATGTCTTGACGAAATGCATAGCTATCCTCACGAGATGGTTTTTTTCCTGTAATTTTTGCTTCTCTCATTGCACGTTGTACACGTTGGTGCATATCAGATTGTATTTCTTCTACAAACATTAATCTTCGACCAAACTCATCTGTTCTATCTGACACACGTGCATGAACAATACCACCAGATCTTGCTGATGACGGTAATCCAAAATCATGTGCATAGGTATATACAGGTTCACCAGTTCTAAGTTTGCCTGGTTCATATTTAAACAAAAATTCACGGTAATTATCGCCACCTGACATTGTTTGTTGACCACTATAGGATGTTCCTTTTTCAACATCTTTTGCTTTTAAGCCAACACCACGTCTATCAAGAGCTGCAGCTAAATTAACAAGTGGTTCACGTACTTTAAAGGGCACAGGTGCAGTTAATGCCACACCTTCATTTAAAGAACCTTGAATACCAAAGACTTGTTGCATATATTTGTCTACATTTGCTGCAACGCTGTCTAAAGCTTGTTGATTTATCTTACGATCAGTAACTACACCCGGCAAAGAGTCACGAAGATAGGATAAAAAGCCACCTACACGTGGATCTTCTGCCTGTGGATCTACTTTTTGTATTTTTTTAACAATATTAGCAAGAATATTTTGAGGACCTGGTTGGCCAAGGGCCACGACGTCTAATTTCGGGGATATTTCATCAAATTCCTTAATTATATCGGCTTTTGTAAAGGTTTTATTGCCTTGAGACTGTAAAAATGGGCCTAAAGACGTGTCTAAAAGCTCAGATTTCTTAATTCCTTTGGCTTTTAAGTAGTTTAACCACCTATCTGCCGTCATTTTTTCCATAGGAGCGTCAATTAACGCCTCTCTGGACTTGTAAAACAGTGCTGGGGTGTCTGCTGTAGCTGTTGGAGTTACTGTTTCAGCTGATTTTGCACCAACTTTGTACATATTTCCTGGTTCACCAGCTCTTGCAGCGTCTCGTAAAAAGTCTCTAGCCGCTTTTTCGCTTTTAAAATCTTTTATTGGTAACCCAGCTTCATCAAAAACAGTGTAATATGTTGATCCAGATTTAACAACCCTAGATTTTTCTAAATCAAGCTTTGTGGGTGATCCTTTACCTTTCGGTGCTGCAATCTTTGGTGCATACTGACGTAGTGGTCCTAATACTTTAGCTAAAGCCATTATTCTAACAAACTCGCTATGCCACCACGAAAAAAGTTTCTTCGTAGGAATTGTGTAGTAGGAAAAAGTAAATTTTTTCCTGTTTTAGAGCTAACTCCAAATGGAGCATCATCTCTAATTCTTTTTAAATATTCGTTAAGTTGTTTAACATCCATTGGTCTTCCTGCTCCAAAAGTTGACATAGCAAGTGTTTTTGGATCTAAAACAGTTGTTGTCATACCAGCTTCATCCAAAATATCTCCTACACCTCGTAAATTTCTTAATCTATTGCTTGGATTATATAAAAAAGATTCTATTCCTCTTTTAGCTGTGTTCATAAAAGTTGGTTCTGCAACCATTAAATTTGGATTAGTTATTAAACTTTTAACACCTTCTTTATCTATACCTCGTTTAAATCTAAAAGGACTAAAAGATTCCGCCATCAAATAGTTTCTTAAAGCTTGTAGTGGTATTGTATGTCCTATGCTACTTGATCTTATGTTAGGTGCAATAATTCCTAAATCATCTAATATGCTAAATGTATTTTGATTCATCATCTCTCTTGCTAAATTTCCTCGCGCTCCTATAATTCCAGAAAAATCTCCTGCAGTGAATCCTGATTGCTCTAAAGCTTGAGGATATGTAAATTTTTTATTTGGATTCATAATATTTGATCCACGCATTGCTTGTACTGCACCATAAACTTCAGGATATTGTGTAGGATTAGCTTTTACATCACGAATAGAATGACCAAATTGTTTTGCTGCAAGTGCTAGTTGTCTTTCATAAGTTACGAGGCTTGGATTTAAAGCTTGTTGAGCTACAGTAGTCGTGCCTCCGGTGCCTGCTAATGCTTTTCTTTCATCAGTTAAAGCAACTCTGGTGCCTACGGGATTACCCCTTCGACCGATATCTTCAACAGGAACGCCTATAAGATTAGCTATGAAATTTTTTTCTGGATTAGTAAATCTTATGTTAGCGACATTTGTTCCAGGTTCAACTCTGCTAGAAAAATAATTTTTAAATGCATCAGGGTTTGTGCGGTTTGTTACAAATGTTTTTAAATCTTTTTTATCTCTTTTACTTAAATTAGAGACAAACTGACCAAGTGTTCTTATTCTTCCCATTATTCAGTTGCTGGTAACTGCAGTGTTAAATCTAATCCATCAGGTCTTTCTAAATAATTTGGAGTGTCATTAAAATATTCAGGGAATAGCACGGCTCCAGCAGTTTGAGCTACACCTCTAGGTAATGAGGTAAATTTTATGCCATCACCTCCGCCTAGCGGTATGCGTTTTGAGAAAGTTGCTGGATATAAATTTTCTATAAAATTAGCTGCACGTTTTGGTAATAGTCTATTTCCTTTTGTCATGAGGTTTCTAGCTAAACCATAAGTTCCTAAACCTCCTAACATATTCATTGTAAAATCGTCACCAAATAAAGCTTGTCCTTCAGGTGTTTCATAATCAAGTAAAGGATCTTCAAAAGCAAACATATCGTTTAATAAACCTAAATCTCTTTCAAAAAATCCTAAAGGTTCTCCACCTTTGTCCATAAACATTTGAGCAGTGAGAGGACTTATGTTTAACTCTCTAGCCAAACCCTCAACCATTTGAGGATATTGATTTTGCATGTAGTCAGGAAAATACTGATCTATAAATTCAGCTTCTTTAGTATCGTAGAAAAAGTTTAATGAGTCTAAAAGTTCTTGTTCATATGGACCTGTTCCATCTTCAGCCATTCTTAAATTTCCTTCTTTATCAAATTTTTGACTTACAAAAAAAGGACTTTCAGGATTATTTGCAGCTTGTTTGAATTCACCTAAAAAAGCTTCTTCATCTTGTGTGTATGGATTTTTTTCTATGTCTCTAAATAAATCACCAAGATTAAATATATCAGAATATATATCAAAACCTTGATCAGGAATATTTAAACCTTGTCCTCTTAAATACCTTTGAAATGATGGATTGTTTGCTACGTCTGTAACAGTATCAAAAACATAATCATCCATAAACTGATCATATTTAAACTTATTTAATTCATCGTCTGAGTCAAAAAACAAATCACCTTTACCATAACCAGAACCAATATTTGGATCTATGTATCTTTGTCCTAATGCTTCAAAAGGTAGCTGAGCTACATCACCTAAAAATTCTCCTGTTAAATATGCTTGATTAGGTAAAAATCTTCCTGCATCTTTGAGAAGAGCTGCTCTGTTATTATCACGATTACTTGAAACTGCATTAAAATAATCTGCCATGCTAGTTCCAGTTTGGCCTAATATGTCTTTTCCAACATTGGCAAAATTTGTAATCATGTCAACGCCACGTTGAAAACGTGTCCTAGGTTCTGGATCCCTTGGCGGTTTTTCTTTTGGTATTATTCTTGTTCTTTCGACCATTAATAGTAAGCCCTCCTCCTAGCTTTGTCTATTCCTTCGTCTTCAAAGTCATCTTTTAGCGTAATATGATAACCTTGTCTATATTTCATTAGAGCTTGCGTGGTGGAATCCACGTAATCGTCGTGATCGCCGAATGGGAATGCTGCACACTCCTCTATAACTTCTTCGGCGAAACTTTTTTTGGGCGCCCATATAGCTCCTGATTCAAACAAAGGAGCCACGCTGTTTACCCTCGAATGTTTATCATTACCTTTCGAAGGTGTAAAATTTATAACAGGTATTCCCATCTTTTGCAACTCATGAGTTAATGGTAGCCCAGACGCTTTGGCCTCGATCAATACCATCTCTGGTTCCCAGTACTTATATTCCTCCATAGCCACTGTTTTTAGTTCAGGAAAGTTCCAACGGTCTTTCTTTGCATCTAGCAAAATTAAGCCTTTACCACTGCCATCTTCGGGTTGAAATACACCCCACGTTGTAATAGCAGAAAAGTCAGCCGTCTCTTTTTTACTAAAGGCTGTATCGTATGACTGTATAATAAACTCTAGTTCAGGTATAGTATCTCCTTCCCACTCGCGCCACCACTCACGTTTTATGATTGCACCTTCCTCGGAGGTAGGTTGTTGCATCCATTGTGCTTGCCACTTGGTTAGAGGTATAGAGGCCTTGACGCTTTGTAATCCGTCCATGGTCCAAAAACCTCCCCACATGGGTTTATCATTTAGTATAGCTGGAAACTCT